ATTTAAAATAACTATTTTGTGCGTAATAAATTGTTGCTGCCATTAGTCGATTTCCTTTTCTTTAGTAGCTGGTTTTTCAATTAGTGCCACAGCACCGGTTTTTAAAAGGTTAGGTAAGTCCCAGCCTTCTAAATCTTTTTCTGTAACGGTACCGCCTAAACCTACGCCGGCTATATCGTTATCTATAACTACTTTATAAGTGTTCATATTTTTAACTCCAACTCGATATAATTTCTACGCCTACTTCGGTTTGAAGCAGGTTACCGGACGGGGTTTCTAGTATTGCCGGGGCGCTAAAACTTCCCACAGTCATTACTAAACTTGAAGCGGATAACTTAGCGAAAATCGCTACTATAAAATCCTCTATGTTTACCTGGTTACCCTGGTTATCGAGCATAGGCACCAGGCCATAAATACGATAACGGGCGACTGGTGCTATCGCTGTTTTTTGTCCAGACTGTACGACTATAAAAGGGTCGTCATTAACTACTACCACGCTGTTAGCTATAGGCGCTTGAGGTATATAACTAAAAACAGACCAAACGCCATTATTAGTTAAAGCGGTCGCTAAAGCTGTACGAAGGGTAGTTATTGCGGCTGGCATTGGTCAGCCGATCATTGACGAAGGGGACATATACGGGGCGATTAACCCGCGTACTTTTGCTACGAGAGTATTCCCGAGCGCGTAAGGGTTAGCGATAAAGCCGTCGATAGTGGTAACGCTTGCGCCGGGTGCCTGGCGAGCGTTCCAGATAGTGCTAGCTAAAGTAGCTGCAGCTTCTCTAATTGCTGGAACTGTCGCGTAATCCTGCGCGTGAAATTCTGCCGTAACTAGGCCATAAGGTTTTACCATATGGACTAATTGGTCTGGGTTAGTTTTAGTATAAGTAAAAGAATAAATAGTAGTACCGGTAATAGTTTTAGTACCATTAAACGTCGTACCAGCATTAGAGATTACTACCGACTGATCTTTTACTAATTCATGCGGTACCGGTGTGTAAATTGTAGCGACGTTAGCTGACAGAGCAGTAGCCGAGATAGGTACGGTGTTAAACCAGAGATACTTTTTTAAAATATCCTCGCTGGCCTGTGCAACTTCCTCGACTGTAGCGTCTGCGTACAGGGTGCCAATACCCAAAAGAGTACGCAACTCAGCGAGCGTAATATAGGTAGCTGCCATTTTGCGTACTCCTTACTGTTAAGGCCTAAAGCCTGTCGGACTAGGGACAGGCTCTAGGGTTCTAGGGGTTTTTCTTAGGTGAGGTTGAAGCGACGAATACCACCGGATACGAGCGTTTTAGCTGCAATATATCCGTATAGCATGGTCTCGATCTCCCCTGAGGTTGGGATATTAGTAGAAAGTCTTAAAACTGGGCTTTCCGCGATATACATAGAGCTAGGTACGACGATAAAAGCGCTCTCGTCGATAGTGGTCGAAACCATATTAGGGTCTACGTAGAAGTCTAGTCCGAGTACGTTTCCGCGTAAGCTCGTAGGAATTGCTGATCCACCAGAATTGTAAGGACTTCCGGCATTGTAAATTGGTCTCCCCGTACTGTCCGTCGCACCGAGAAGTAGAGACCATTGTGAAGTACCGCCGACGTAAGCAGTAGCTACTTCGCCAGTCGCTAAATAAGCAGCTGGGGCTTCTGTAGATACGAAGGAGATAATACCGGCGCTTGAAGCTGCGGTAGTAGCTGCTTGGGTACCGCCAGAAGTAGCCTCTGCTACTACGTAAGCGTCTGTAGCTTTGTTATATGCACGTTGCATATTGTCTAACATAGCTTGGAAAAATGCAGGGTTATCAGATGAGCGCTCTAAAAGCTCAACGCTGTAGCGTTGTAATCCGGCCATTTTAACTACAGTCGCATTAACATAAGCGGACACGATACCGGTCTCGCTAGGTGCTGCACCTTCTGCAGTTGTCGCGACAGTCCCAGCGGTCGTAATCTTAGGAATACTTACAACCATGCCCGAATTGCTAAGGGCTTTACTTCCACCGAACGCGTCAATCAACGGACGACTGCCGATAAGGGTATCGACTACTGTACCGACATATTGAACTGGGTTAAATGCTGGGTTAGTAGTAAATGAATCGTCTGCGAAGTTCATAACGTTAGCTGCTTGTGCGTCTGCAGCACGTACGTAATCGCGTGAATCATCATTACCTAATTGAGCTTTAATTGTGTGCTGTAGGTAGGTAGCTTTTGACTTAATAGGGCTACGTACTTCTGAATATGCCATAGCTGTTACTGCGGTTGGGCGTGAGGCTTCGACCTTAGCGGCTTCTACCTCGGGGGTTACTGGGGTAGCGTTGTCTGACACGCTGGCCTCACTTTCGGTTGGTTGGGTTTCTGGACTTTCCTCTACTAGCTCAGGCTCGGGTTCGCTAGCCGCTACCGAGATTACAGCCGCAGAATCGAACGCGGCCGCCTGGACTAAACTTGTCTCTATGAGCCGGGCAGAACTGATATATAAAATACCGTCCTTAGGCTGGCTGGCAATTACTTCTACTCCGACACTAAGGCCGCTACGTAAATCCTGAGAAGCTTCTACTAGCGAATCATTACCGCGAGTAGTCTCAGCGATTTTAAAGCTAGCAAAAATACCTTCGTCGGTAGTAGTGAAATTTACAGCTCTACCTATTGGCTGCTTAGGGTCATGCTCTAAAAGTAATTTAACTTTAGCTGTCTCATGAATAGCGATCGAGTTCTTTTGAAAAATTACTTTACCGGCGCTGGTATAACCGATTTCATTATCAAACGGAACAATTTTACCGCTGATAATTCTGCGGCCTTCGTCGCAGCTTAATTCCTGATTAAAGTTCAGCTTCATTACTGGTATCTCCGTTCGGGGTTAAGTCCTCCATAGCTTTAGCCTGATCTAAAGTTATGAGATTAAGCGCTAACATCTTTTCGATAATTGCTAAACGTGTCATAGCGTCAGAACGTAAAAACGTTTCGTCCAGATTAAACTTTACGTAATTTTGGCTATTGGTAATATCGTCCATAGATAAACGACCTTCAATAGCTGAAATTATCGGGCGTAATGACATATCTACGAACTGCTTACGCTCGTCCATAACGTTACTGTACGTCATGCTGTTATTCATATCCGCAGATAATAGGTAAGCCGGTACGTTACATAATCTAGCTACCTGAGTACTTAAAAATTGTGAAGCCTCGTTATACATCATATCTTTTGGACTAAAGCTAGTGGTTTCGTATTTTAAACTAGCCGACAAAAACGCCGTGCTGCGCTGTTGCCGGGCTAGTTTCCATTGGGCTAATAAACCTGTTATTTGTTCCTCTGGTAAATCTGCTCCGCTATTTTGAATATAGCCGGACGGGATAGGCGTACTAGCTGCGACAGCTGCAGCCTTTTCTAAATCTAACGCGGCGCGAATTGTGCGACCGCCTCTGTTTAAAATGCCTTCGTCTAAACCTTGAAAAGTAATTAAACTTCCCACGCCAAACATAGGGCGGACTTTGTTGTCTACTGTGTACTGTCTTACTAAAGTGTTATTCTCGTTTAGCTGTACGCTAACTCTGTCATTAGATACAAAAGCAAAACGAGCCGGGCGTCCGTCAATTACGTAGGTCTCTGTAACTTCTAGGTAGGCCACGCCGAAAAAAAATAAACTGTCTGCTAAATAAGTGTAGGTAACCGCGCCTGGCTGTCTATAATCTGGTTGATCTAACCAGCGTGGGTTTTCTAATTCCTGCTCTGTAGATTTACGGTAAAGGTGTAAGGGTAAAGTGCCAATAGTGCCGCAGATTAAGTTACGCGCTCTAGCTATCGAAGGTACAGCCATAGCCTCAGCTCTAGTTATATAAACTGGCTGAGATACGTTATAAAGTGTATTACCGTAAGCTTCCATAACCGGCGGGGCGTATTGCGCGGTAATTGACGGAGTGCTATAAAGTGGGTCAGGAATAGAGTTTACTAATTTTAGTGTTTGTAGTATTCCCACGTTAGGCAGTATATACCTTATTTTTATATATGTCCGTTTTAGTATGGCGTGTCTAACTTATTATAATTTGAGCCGTAGCCTGAGGCTGAGACGCGTACCAGGCGACCATAGCTGTACTTAGAGCCGCGCATATTTCACCTTGGCTTTTACGCCGTACTAATTTCCAACCGTACTCGGTAATTTTTGTAGCACACGCATTTATAGCTTCTGTTAATACTGGGTCTCCATTATGGACTAGCTGCCTATGAGTCATTAGCTGAGCGAGTCGGTTACTGGCGTCATTTTGCACCCGCCCCGACACGTCGAGTAATTGCACTCCACTAGACTTTAGATAATCCATTACGTTCTGGCTGACCCATTTATCGTACATAAGTACCCGGGGTTTAAACTTTAAAATATACGCGTTAATCTCACTAGCCAGCTGTCGGTCATCTAACGCAGTCTGAGACTCGAACACCTGCAGGACTTTAACCTTTACTCGTAAATCGTCTACCTTTTGACCAGCTACTAAGACTCCGTATTTATGAGTGTAGCTCTTATCGAAAGCGAAGTAAGTAACCGCCCCAGGCGTTACGTCTGAGTCTTTATCCAGGCACGCTTCAAAAGCGCCAGGCTCGAACGGGCTCGCTAAGTTATCTACGAACTGACAAAGTACCTCGACTCTAAAGGTCATAGGGTCGCTGGTCGCCATAGAGTGCCGTAACACGTCCTCGGTCATAGTATGACCCAGGGCAGGGACAGCCTCGACCCAGCCTTTAGGGTCGTCGATTTTCCTGGACGGGTGAGCAGACCACTCTAGCCAGCCCAGAGACGGCGAGACGTTAGCTATAGCTTTATCGCGTAAATCGTTTAAGACTTTAGATGACTTGTCCCCGGCGTTTGATACTGTCAGCATTTGAGCATTAGGCCGGGCGTTCATTGTAAAGCTAACGGCTTCCATAGCCTCGGGCGTAATTGTGCGCAGCTCGTCGAGAAATACTAGATCAGCCGATAGGCCGCGAGAGCCGTTAGAAGTCGCAGCTACTACGATAATTCGGGCGCCGTTCTTAAATCGTATTTCCTGCTTACCGTTAGTTAAGTAGTAGCGCTGGTAAAGCTCCATTAGCAACGGGTTAGTCGTAATAATCTCGTTAATCTGGTAAAGCGTCATTTCGGCCTGTTGCGCGTTTACCGACATGAGAATAATTGACTTTTCCTCGAATAGGTAAATACCGGCCAGTATCCGGACTTTAGCTAGTTCAGTCTTACCTACCTGGCGACTACAGACGATACCCAGGGTTCGCCGCGTCCATTTACCGTTCGTGGTCTGCAGAAGTTCCCGTAACGCCGTAACTTGCCAGGGCATTAACTTAATACCGATACTTTCGGCAAAAGCTAACGCCTGGTCTGCCCGTTCGCTATCCCCAGCGACGGGTAGCGCTCTTAGTCTAGGCGTAGGGCTGCCTATGAGCTGACCCCCAGGTGATACAACATTTGGCACAGCCGTTTCCGTTATGTCCGGTTTGTTATCGTTTAAACCTATATCAAAATTCGGACTTATCGGGACAATCTCGGATAAATCAGAGTTTGCAAAATCGAGGGGGGTCGATAGATCGGAAGAGCACA